TACCTCTGCCAAGTTAACGGCGTCTTTGGGCGCAGATACGCCTTCGGCATCGGCATCGGCATCGGCATCGGCATCGGTGCCAACATATAGCGCGGCGAGGCGTTGCTGATGCGCGCGCTTCGAAAATTCTCCAAGCTGTCGAAATTTCTCAGGATCGACTTCTCGGCTGACGCTAAAGTCTGGAGACCAAAGGCCCCACAATAGTTTGAAGGCGTGATCGTCCAGACGTTTATCGATCCAATTGACGTTCCGGTTTCCAATGCTGACTTCTCGTGCCGTTAACAGCTCGGCTTTCCCGATTTCCTCTATCGCCAGCAAAACGAGATGAAAAGCGATGTTTGGGATCGGACGATCCCCTGAAAGAACACGCTCGGCAGAGTCAATCAAGTCTTTAGCATGGTGGCAGCAAAGCAATCGCTGTTTAAGCAGGCGTTCGGATCGTGGTTTTTTAGGTGGTTCTTGTGATAACATGGCAGTGACTCAACTATTAAGGTATGTATCCTAGATCGGGCGGCGACGACATCGCATTGACCGTCTCGATCGCCGGTTTGCCAACCTTGTTGACGATACGACCGCACGACGCAGGCCCGCCGCCGTTGCCGAACACATTGCCCCCTGAGTTTCCATCATCGGGATTATGCGGACACGGCCAAGCGACTGCTCGATTGCGCTTCATCGACCTTTTTGGCCAAGTAGGCGGCAAAGCCGCGTGCACCGAAGGTTGTTACTAATCCAAATAGAATCTGAGCGACGGGATACCACTCACCATGAAGGGTGGCAGCAATGAGTCCCAACGGAACGACTCCCACGCCGCCGAAGCAAAGCCCGAGGAAAATTCCGACACCACCCCACAAAGCATAAGTTACTATGAAACCATACATCCACAATTCTATGCCGAATATATAGGACGCTATAAAAAGCCCGACGCAGGCAACAGCGCGAGTGACACGAAAAATTGAAAGTGGAAGAAAGATCAATATACAAATTACAAACCCGATGGCGGCGGCGATATCCAAATAGGGTAATGCGACGACTGATACATAAGCGGCCCCTTTTATAAAGAATACGGCTAAAAAAATTAATCCGAGGAAAACTGCTATCCCCAGAGCAATAGCCCCTCCGGTTTTAATAGCGTTCATTGAAAGTGTTCCTCAGCACTATCCCGCAAAGAGCATAGCACAAACGGGCCTTGTCGTCGCTCACCCCGCCCGCTCACGGTCACGAAATTCCCAGAACCCGGTCAGGGCCGATTTTCCAGAAGGCCCCGTATGCGGCCGTGCCCGCCGTACCGCTGATTTTCGGTAAAGCCGGTTATCCGACGCTCGCCCGATCACCCCGACCAGCAGCACCTAACGCGCTACGACAGGGCACGACATGATTGAAAAGCGCCGGGAGCTGGCCGAGGCTTGGGCGACACATTGCGGCTCTGCGTAAAGCAAACCGAGGATCGCCGTATGGCTCAGGTCACGGTTGAGGTTTGGAAAAAGGCATATACGATCACCGTCCATCAGAAATCCAAAAGCGTTTGGATTGCTGTAGGTGACTATATGGGCGAGCGTCTAGAGGCGCAGGGGCGAAGCGAGTCGGCTGCCGCCAACCGCTGGCGCGAGGCTGCGCGCTACAAGGGCAACCCGTGACGAGGTTTCGGCTTCTAGCCGTAGCCTCGGTTTTAGTGGCTGCGCCCGCGGGTTCCGACGCGCAGCAATCCACAACGGCTCCAAAATGGACACCGGCGATCGACCTTTATACCGACTGCCTGACAGACCTTGGATTGCGCGGCGATTACACCTGGACGGATGGTGGCAAGTCAGCGATACGGCTAGCCGACGCCTGCAAGGTGCTGGGGAAAGCGGTTATCCAAGAGTGCCTGGCGACGATGCTTGCGGATGAGAAGCTGTGTCAGGCAATTAACACGCTATATGCCCAGACGGCGCTTAAGGCGCTGCATAAGTAGGGCCGCCCTTTAGCGCAGAGCCGCGGTGGCGCGGCTGTTAATTGAAAGCGACAATTTCTATGGCTGAAGCGGATGTAAGGCAAAATCAGCATTACGTACCGAAACTCTTATTGAAGAATTTTGCTGGCAATTTGCCTGTCAAACGCGGAAAGGAACGCATCTACGCGTTCGACAGAGAAAAAAGATGTTCGTTCAATCCCAATATTAAAAACATTGGAGCCGAATTCGGTTATTATGATTTGGAGCTTCCCGAGGGGAAAGTGAGCCTTGAAGATACTCTAAATAAGATTGAAACAAAGGCCGCGCGCGTAATCGAAAAGATCAAACAAGAGCGATCGCTTGCGCGGCTCGATCCAGATGATTGGGCTTTGTTTGCTGTTTTCTGTGCGAACCTGTTTTCGCGTGGGCACGCTCATAGGGAAAAAATTGAAATCTTAGAGTCCGCCCTTAGAAAGCTGACAAAAGGCGACGAAAGCATCTTTCCGCCGAAATCTGATACAATCTCAAAGGCATTCGCTCTTTCTCAGACGATTGAAGCGACAAAAGAGTATCATATCCATTTCTCAAATAAAGTTCACGTTTTGATGGAAGCGCCCAAAGGCGAAGTTTTTTATATCGGCGACAATCCTATTGTATTGAACAATGCAAAAGACTTCGGATTTCATGGAAATCTCGGTTTAGGTGTGACAGGCATCGAAATCTATTTGCCCATCACACCGCAGCTCACCATCGCTATGTTTCACCCATCAATCCTAGTTGAGTATTGCAACGCGCTGAAGAAAACGAAAGCCATTTCGCCTGGACTAAAGCATCAAGCAATTGAACATTGGGAGGCTTTTGTTGCTGTCGCCCAAACGGGTGCTGTGCTCCAGCTAAGCGCAGAAAACGTGATGTTTATGAACTCTCTGCAAGTCACATTTTCGACCCGCTTCATCATGTCAAACCGGCGAGAATTTTCGGTGGCGGAGCGTATGCTTGCTAACGGTGCGTCCCTCGGCACTGCATCGATGATCAGATTCTGACCGTGCCTAGCGGGCTTAAGCGATCTTTCCAATCCGGAAGCGCGGTGCTCCATGTCAAATCGTCGAGCGGCATTTGATCCCCCAATTTCAAGAAAAAAGCTCAATTGAGTTTTTTTGGCCACGGGGCTGGCCGCTAGGCCATTCTCAGCTAGACCGGCTTTCCCTCAGCATGAGCCATCCCCACCAGCGCTTTTGTGAATTGTGCATCCGTCTCAATCCGCGCCTCTGCTTGCCGCTTGCTGATCCTGTGTATGAAGGCAAATAGCGCGATACGCCGCCTCAGCCTGCGAACCCAACGATTGTAAACAGCGGCGCATCCCGGACTCGCATAGGCTTCCGGCCCGAATAGATCAGAGATTGGGGAAACGCCCTTTAACGCGACCCAGCCCGGTTTTGGCTGGCGCGATACCTGACCATCAGCGATGCCATTCTCAATAATGTTCGGCGCAGCCATCCAATCGGTCACACATCGATAAAACAATCCACGCCGTCGATGTTTCATTTGCGGTATCCCATTGACCAGCTCCAGCGCAACGCACCACGATCATCAATCATAATTTACGGATCGTTAGCGTTAACCACATCAACGGGTTTCCAGTTAACCGGGACGCCAGCGCGAGCGCTACACGGGCGGCAGCGGTGGATCGCCACTGTCGGCCGCTTCGCCTCAACGGCCGCCCTAGGTCGCAGCGTCCAGGGAAACCGGAGAATATCGGCAGAGGCCATCTTTCACGCGCCACGGATAGGCCGCTACAGCTACCCCGCAAGACGCCTACTAAATGGCCTCTGCCAACCTCGAATCATTGCGTCACCGCAACCGGCGGAAATAGCTCGGCGATGCCATCCCTAAGCACTTGCTCCGCGATTTCATCGAAAAGCCGCACGATCCGCGCGACCTCGAAATCCATTTCCCGATCGGTGATGCCAGCGCGCGCGAGCACTGCCTCGATTTCCTGTTCGATCGTCATATTGGCCAGCTCGACGGGTTAGCGCTTGCCTGCTCGGCAGGCTCGACCAATTGCAGCGCCACAGCAAACGCTCGCGCGAGCGCAATGCGCTCCGTCTTCGGGATCGCGGCCATTTCCTCCCGGCGCAACATAAGGCTGTCGATAAAGTTTCGAATGTCTTCCGTATCGACTCGCGGCAGCGGCCGTGACACGCGGCCCGGCTCCCGGCGTTCGATCGCGCGCTTGATCGGCGCAAGGTGCGCGGGTTTATCCGGCTTCGGCTTCGCCTTTTCCTTCGTGTCGCCTGCCGCCAGCGCCGCGAGCTGTTCAGCAGGCGGCAGCGCCGCGATCTTGGCCGCCGGCCGCACCTTGACCTCGCCTGCCTCGACGGCCGCCACGAGCTCCGGAACGCCGGTTTTGAGCACGCCAACCGCGCGGCCGACTCCTTGGATTGAAACGTTCATCAGCTCGGCGGCATCGCCTGCGGTGATCCTGCCCGGCGTCCGTTTCTTCGAAAACGGATCGTTGATTAGCTTCGCAGCCACAAGCGAGGCTTGGCCCGGCGTCAGATGGCGATGGCGCAAGCCTAGGCTGATGACATAGGCCACGGGATCGAAACCCGGCAGCGCGCCGACAAGCTCGCACGGGATGCCCGGCGCAAGATCGTCATCAACGATAACCGGCAGTCCGACCAGCTCCATCGAATCGAGGCGCTGGCGGCCGTCGAGCACGCAAGGCTCGCCGTCGATCAAGATCAACTTTATCGGCGTGATCAGCCCGTGCTCGCGGATATCCTCGCCGAGCGCGCGCAGCTCCGGCGCTGACAGCGCAGGGAACACTTCCGCAGCCCAATGGCAGCCGAAGACGCTCCGCCAGCCGCTAGGCTGCATAGCCACAACAGCAGCCGTCACAGTGTGCCGCCGATCGCCAGTTTTTCACGGGCCGGGTTATCAGCCCCTACTATTCCGGCGATCGGCAGCGCCTCGAATAAGAACACCCCAAGCCGCCGTTTTTGCCGATGGCGTACCAACGACGCGGCGATCCGCGCGCGCCGGCATTTATCCGAGCACGTCTTGACGCCACCATGACAACCGGCCGGAAGTGGCTCGCCGCACTCGGCGCACACGCTAAACCCCTGCTTTGGCATAGTGCGCAAAGTGAGTCGCATATCCATCATCGTCATATGACGTTGTGACATGGCCGCCCAGCTCGGCAAGCACAGCCTGCCCGGCCGCGAGCACGCGTTCATGCGTCGCCTGCGCCTTGGCTAGCTTCGCTGCGGCGCGAGCTGAAACCCGCTCCGCGCTCTTGCCGTCGCCTGTCGGCGCTGGCTTCGGCGGATCAACGGCCGGATCGGCTGCGGGAGCTGGCGCGGCCGGCGCTGTTCCGCCTGCAAATGGATCGGGTTTGGCGTCGCGCTTGGCCAAAGCTTCAAGGCTGAAATTCTGTTGTTGCAGATACGGCATCGCGCCGCCCTTGACCGGGCCGAGGCCAAACACTTTCCGCGCTTCGTTCGGCGCTTCGATGCCGCCGCCGACTAGCTTGACGTGATAATCCGCGAGCGCGGTGCTATCCATGCGCAAAAGATCATCAACCGACATGTGGACTTTGAGTCCGGCCGACATGCCGAGGCCAAGCGTCATCGATCGCTCGAAACCTTCGATCAAAACTTGCAACGCTTGTTGTAGATATTCGGTTGCAAGCGCTTCGATGTTGGCGATTGCGCGCGGCGAATCCGCAAGTCCAAGTTTGTACGTCGGCACATGAAAAATCGACGCGATCGTTTGGCCAGAATAAAGCATCTGCGCCGTGATCGCCTGCGCGGCAAACGAAACCGACAGCGGCTTGAACTCCAAACCGGAGCCAAGCACGGCGATCATTCCTGCATTTTCGCTCCCGGTCATTTCTTCAGACCACTTATTTTCCAATCGAGCGGCCGTGGCTGGATCAATTACACCGGCCCCGCTCAACACGCCCGATAATTGCGCGCCCTTTTGGAAGAAACGACTCGCGGACTTTTCAACGTGATGCGCCCATGTCGCCGGCCCGGCCGCAGCGTACAGCGGCGATAGTCCAATGAGCGGATGAAACAAAGTGTTCCATCGATCGTGAATTATTTCACGCGCGGGAACCGTGATCGGCTCGACAACCCCGCCGAGGTTATCGACATTCAACTTGTAAAAAACTTGCACTTCGCCATCGGTTGAAACCAACGGAGTCACGCGCCAGGGATCAAGCGGATAGATATCGGTAACAACGTTGCGAGCGTCGCGGACTTTCAAGCCGTAGAAATTGCCGTGAACGAGTTTCGACAATATCCAGCTTTCAACGAATTGCATTGAATTCTGGTAGCTGTTCGGCGCGCTCAACACCGGCGAATAAGCCGGGCTTGTGGTTTCGTTCCACACGCCATTTTTGTCGAGCGCTTTCAGCTTCACGCCAAGCTTAGAAATGTCCTGGCTGATCATCGTTATTGCAGCGAAAACGACGCTCTGCCGCACCATGGAATCGTGATCAAGCGTCACATTGCGCTGAAACCCGCCCGCAAATGCTTCGCGCGTCCGGAATAGCGAAGTCCAACCGGAACCCGGCCCCGCGAGCGCAGCAACCGGCGACGCAGCCTTGCTGAAGAAAAGACGCCAATTCATGGCACGATCTTACAAATAAGCCGCGCCAACGATTTCAGCGGCAGCCGAGTCGATCACCATTTCGACGCCCGCGCGCATGCGAAGAATCATTGCCGTCGAGCTGGTTTGAAACATCGACACGGCAGCCGCGCCGGTTCCATCGATCGCGTTTTGAAGTGGTGCATCCACCATTTCAATTGCGGCTTCGTTCGATGCGGCAAAGCCAAGCGTATCGTCGAGTCCGGCCCCGATTCGTTCGCCATTGAACAGACTCAATTTTCCGGTTGGCCAGCCTGCCGACACAAACGCCGGCAAGCCTGCAATCAACCCGCCCGCGAGTCCCATCGACGGCACGGCCAAAAACCCGCCCGTGGTGATCAACAAACTGATCGCCAATGCACTAGCCGAGTCCATCACGAAGAAACCGCGCGCGGTGCTTGTGCCAGCCGGAAACACGGCCGCGAATAGTTTCTTCAAGTCCGCAAAGAAATTTGTTGCAGCGGTTCCGGACGCGTCAAAACTCGCCGTTGTGCTACTCAAAACCGAGTTGTGAAAAAACGAGTCGAGCACGTTGGCGCAGCCGATTGAAAGCATGTCTTGAATGAATTGCGAAGCGCCCGGAACCTTTAGCAATTCATCCGAGGCCACAATCAGCGCGTCGAGCGGTTGCGGAGTGAGCACGCGACGTTGCAGGCTGAACCGAGTCACCGGGGCCGCGTGGCCTTCGTTGCGCAAATGGCCGCTGACATTGGCGATTGCGGCGGCAAACGCGACGTGAAACGGCGACTGAATCAGCAGCCCGCGCCGGAGCGCTTGCACGAAAGCCGATTGCGGCGACAACGTTGTGAAAAACGTTTGAATGTCGCCGCCCTCGCTGCCGAGCACGCCGGAGTCGCCCGTCATCATCGAGTCGACGGCGGCCTTGGCCACGATCAGCGATTTCGGATTGAACCCGGCCGGCGCGGCCGTTGGCAACGGTGCGCCCATGGCAAGGCTGCGGCCGTATAGGGCCAGCGCTTCGGCTACAATCGACGGCTTCATGATTTGGCTCCGGCAAAAAGCGGGCGGCCCGCTTTTTATCGCCCCCAGGATCGCCGATCGGAAGATGCGCCGCGCCGCGCTGCGCCGCTGCTATGCCGCCCGAAGCGCAAATCTCGCGCCGTTTCCTTGGCTCCGTAGCTGGCCGCGCGCCATCGCCACCAAGTTACGATCGACCAGCCGGGCCAGCGCCCTCGAAATGACGGCTCGATTTGCGTTCGTCGGTTCCCTGCCGAGGGCGGCAAGAATATCCTTTGGCCGCGCCCAATCGCCAATATGATGAAAGCCGGGCCGCCCCATCTGCGCCAACGTGACGGACGGAAACCCCTTGAGCGCGTCAAGGATCGCGCGCTGTAGCTCGGAAAGCCCCTTATCCATGCCCGAATCTCTTAACGGCTAACAACACCCGGAAACCGGGGCAAGTTAGCCGCATTCATAACGGCTAACAACATCCGCGAGCCGGACGACGTTAGCTCGCATCCGTAAGCCGATCGGCCGCCCACTGCGCCAGCTCGGCCAGGAACACGCTGTAGAGGCATCCGGCGATCGGCAGCCCGCCATAGCGCGGCCACGCGTCGCCGCTCTCCCGCAGCTCGCGCGCGGCCCGTGGCGACATGCCCAGCAAGCGCGGCACGTCCCGATCGGCGATCCGCCCGTCGCCGCTGAGCACGTAGCCGTTGACCGGATCGCGCACCGTTGCCAGCAACCGCGCCTCGATCGCCTCGGCCGTTGACATGTTGCACCCCTGCAACCCCTGCAACTTGCCTGATTCTGTGCCGCATTCCGTGGCTGCGGCGTTTCGTATGGCTCGCAAAGTTGCACCTACTTTGACCCGTTGCTGCGCGCAAGACTTCCGATCTACTAAGATGAAACGCGAAACCTCTCTGAATTCAGAGACATTTGCTTCGAATTACCTAAACACAACTTAGGTTGCAGGCTAGTTGCATCCCGTGAAACACTGTCATGAAACACCGATGAAACACGGCGCACCCTCCCACTAACTTTTTACACAGGGAAAAAAATTCCCTGCATGACTGTGGGGCAGTCATTAGCAAGAGACTTTTGAAATTCTCGACAACCCCCCCACTTCCTGACCGTTGGGGACTACATGGTATCAATGCGCAACGCGTTGGCCTCGCAATTGCGCTGCCTCTTCATTGGCTGCAACTCAATACCGTTCACATGTGCACGCTTGCCGATCGTTGCTCATGCTCTTCCGATTGTCTCGATATCATCGATCAACGTTGCATTACCTTTCTTTGCCAACACGAGCGAGCCATTCAGTTGAGCGAGCAAGCGCGCATCATCGAGGCCAACAACAAGAGCACGATCAACAACGCCAGCCATTGCACCACACACGGCTGTCACCGCTTGCTCTGCGTCTTGGCATGGCAGACGATCAATAATTAAACCGATTGCGGTACGTGCTGCATCAAATAGTTCGTCATTGGTCATGATGGTTGATACCTTTGTGTTATCGTTCGTTCGTTGTTTCGTTCGTTGTGTGCATGTGTGCGTTAATTGATCAATGATGCATCATGTTATCTAAATAGGCCGTGTCTGTTCTGTCACGGCTCATTTGCTGTAACTTTGTTTCCAGTGGCCATCCGTATTTATGTAAGGCCACCTACCCCGCATCTAAACCGGCCCTCTCTGTTCCGTTAGGGCCGGTTGCTGGCCGTATCGGAACTGTGACGGCCAGACTTGCCGTATCGGAACTGTGACGGCAAGATTGCTGCCATTATGCATTCGGATCACGGAAGCCACGCATCACCCAGCGCTTGGCTTGCGCAACTATGTCGATCCCGTGTCCTGATCCCATTTCATAGACCATAAACTTTGCCAACTTCACGCCCTCTAAGAATTGATCATATGTAGGATCAGCCTCGGAATCTTCCTCGAATTCATCCATCAAAACATCAATCCGCGTCCGAGGCAGATCATGAGTCTGATCATGAGGAAACTGGCCAAACCATTGGCGCACCGCCTCGACGTTGGCAGCGTGCCGTTTGATAGATGGATGTTGGTTATTCATGGACATTCTCCAGCTCGAATGCGCGCAGATGAATTGCCGAAAACTGCCGCATCTTTATTCGAATTTCCCTTTTTAGCGATGGCGTACCTAAAACCCCACACGGCTTTAACCGCATCAATGAGGTTTCAATAAAGATGGTGTCGTCTGGATCTATCGACGCAACTAACGCAATCGAGAAAATTGCCGCGTTGTATATGCTGTTTTCTGTGATCGGCTTGTTTTGCTCGATATACATCAACAGCAATTCGCAGCTCATGCGACAGCTAGATTGACGCTTCCGCAACTCCGCGACAGTTGCAGGCATGGTTGTGTCGATTTCCTGAAACGGGACTCTATCGTCTTCAGTCGTTTCGATAGGGTTCCATTTTATAGCGTTTAGATTTTTCGATAAAACATCATCGACCAAAGCCGACATCGAAATTTGCTGATCATTGGAAATCTGTTCCAATGTGCCAATCGTATCCGGCGACAAGCTAAAGCTGATCACCTGTTTTCTGCGACGAAATGCCATTGTCTCCCCCAAGACATAAACGCACCGATGCCGTTTCGTTGTCCTCTGCTCTTCTCTAAAACTAAACCTTCAGGTAATTTTATTCCTAATAGTTATCAGCTAAACAATGAGTGGATTAAATAGGCCGTAGAGGTAGGTTGCCCTAAGCTTTCGTGGACGAGCGGCCGTGTTTCAGTGTTGGCGCGGGTTTAGCCGTCAAGCCGAAACCATTGCGTTTCGCCGATCATTCAGCCAATATCCGAATCGGCTTTGCACGGTTTTGAGCATAAGCGAAAGTTGAATGGTGCAATCATGGACGGCGCGACAATCCGATATCTCGACGCCATGGAAAGCGAGTTGCGCCGCTCCGGCTGCGACCTCGACGAAATCGAAACTCGGATGAATGATCTTGTTGCGTCGCTGATCCCGTTTAATCGGGAGCGCGTCAACGGCCGCCAGAGCACCGCGACGGAGCGCAGCGCGCAGCATTAGCGCTTAGCGTCCGGGCCGCTCGCGGCACGCACGCGCCATTGTTGGAGGAAATCCTCCGGCGATATCAAAATGAATGTCATTGCGGCGCGCGGCGATCCGGCAACCTTGCCGATGCGCGCGGCCGGCAACACGCCCTCGTTAATCCAATCCTGCGCTTGATCACGGCTGCAAGGCAGCATCTTGCACCACTGATAAAGCCTCCAGCCCGCTTGCGGCGCTGCCTTGTCGGCTGCGGCTAGATTCGCTGCGGTGATGCTGGCCTTGCTGAAATCGTTGTTAGGCATAGGCGACGGACTCCACACGGTGAAGTCTCGGCCGCCGCACCCATCGGGATTTACGAAGCGCGATCCAAGGCTGCGCCGAGCCTAACACCGGCCGCGATAGTGACACAAGACTTTGTGTCAGCTATGGCCACCTATACCAATCTGTATCCATAACCTATTGATATTACTTGCGTTTTAAATCGCGCAAACGCATAAGCGCGGCATGAAACTCAACCGCGCCTATTCGCTTCTGACGATCAAATCCGTTGATAAGGCGACTCGGACGATCAGCGGAATCGCGACGACTCCGACGCCCGATCGAATGGGCGATATTGTCGAGTCGTCCGGCGCGATCTTCAGCCTGCCGATCCCGTTGCTGTGGCAACACGACAGCGCGCAGCCGATTGGCAACGTCACCGCAGCGAAAGTCACCGCAGACGGAATCGCGGTGACATGCCAATTCGTACAAAACACCGGCTCGCCGACGCTCGACGCGCGGCTTGACGAAGCTTTCGCCAGCGTCGAAAGCGGTTTGGTGCGCGGGTTGTCGATTGGCTTTATGCCGAAAGAAACCGCAGACATCGAAGGTTCCTGGAGCCAGCGCTTCACGAAATGGGAATGGCTCGAATTGTCCGCCGTGACGATTCCGGCGAATTCCGAAGCCACGATCCAAACCATCAAATCCATTGATCGCCTTGCGCGCGGCGTTGTCGCGCCTGTCGTCAAACTTATTTCCACTGGAGCGCCGCAGATGAATATCGCCCAAAGGATCGCAAGCCTTACCGCGACGCGAATCGAAAAGTCCACCGCAGCCGAAGCCGTCCTGGCAGGCAGCGACGGCAACACGACGCTAACGCCGGAGCAGCGCACCGAATATGAAGCGCTGGCGGCCGAAGTCGCGCAGCTCGACGAAGACCTTGCGCTTTTTGCCAGCGCCGAGCGCATGTCCGCCGCGACGGCGCAGCCCGTCGAGCGCAACATTCCGGCCGCCGACGAAGCCGCCGCGCGTGTCCCGGCCGTGGCTCGCACGGTGGAAGAGGTTGCGCCCGGTGTGCGGTTTGCGCGATCGGTGCATGTGCGCGCGCTGTGCATGCTCGAAATGCGCAACGGCAACCCCGTCGATGCACTTGCGCTCGCGCGCCGCATGTATCCGCACGACGCGGCGACTCAAGCCGTAGTCAAGGCGGCCGTTGACGGAGCGTCGAGCGGCGATTCGAATTGGGCCGGATCGCTGATCGGCGCAGAGTCGACCGTCTATGCCGATTTTGCCGCCTTCCTGCGCCCGCAAACCATTATCGGGCAGTTTGGGGCCGGCGGAATTCCCGGTTTGCTGCATATCCCGTTCCGCGTCCGGTTGCTCAATCAGTCGAGCGCAGGCTCCGCGTCTTGGGTTGGCGAAAGCAAGCCGGCTGCGCTGACTCGCTTTGCTTTCGGATCGCAGACTCTCGCGCCGCTCAAGGTTGTGGCGCTTTCGGCCGCGTCGATGGAATTGATCCGCGACTCGAGTCCGGCCGCCGACGTGCTGATCCGCGATGAATTGGCCAAGGCATGCGCCGAGCGCATGGACAAGGATTTCATCGACCCCAACAAGGCGGCCGTCGCGAATGTTTCGCCCGCCAGTATCACGCATGGCGTTGTTGCCGTGGCCTCAAGTGGCCCGGACGGCAACTCTATCCGCCAAGATATCGGTAACCTCGTCGATGCTTACCTTGCGGCGAATATGTCGCTGAAGTCTGCCGTCATGATCACGAGTCAGCAAATCGCGTCGAAAGTTTCGCTGATGCGCAATGCACTCGGCCAGCGCGAATTCCCGAATATTACGCCACTCGGTGGCTCCATCGAGTCCTATCCCGTGATCACTTCGGAATTCGTTTCCGGCCTTGCGTCGAGCAACGGGCAAAACGTGCTGATGGTGTCGGCCGGCGATATCTACTTCGCCGACGATGGCGAAACCTCCGTCGATATGTCGGTGGAGGCCAGCCTCGAAATGAGCGACGCGCCGGGCCAGGACGCAGCCGCAGGAACCGGAGCCTCCATGGTTTCGATGTTCCAAACCAACAGCGTCGCGTTTCGAGCAACCCGCACAGTCAATTGGGCATTGCGCCGCCCGCAGGCAGTGCAAATGCTCGACGATGTAGCATGGGGAAATAGCAGCTCCTAATAGAGCTGCGCTTTCCATTTTCCGATATTTTGAAGATTAGGAGTCCGACGCCATGACCGCATCGCCGAATACCGGAAATTATTACGTTGGAAAAGGAGTCGTGAAGTGGAAGGGCGTCAACGACGCCGGATACCGCGATCTTGGCAACTGCCCGATGTTTGAATTGACCCCCTCAGTGACGAAGCTGATGCACTACAGCTCGCGCGCCGGTCG